AACAGCTTCCACGGTGCAGGAACTCGTAAACAATGATTATGTGGAATTCAGCGGATTCGGCGCGCTGGCCATAAATGCCGGCATTACCCTATCGGGCGGCACAAATGGCACAGTAACACCAGCGACGGCTTACCCGGCATACCTGGCATTAGCACGCAAGGCGCGCTGGCAGACAATGGCACTGACACAGAATAACGATACTTTTGCCGCACAGTTCGCCAAGTTTGCGGAGGAAATGCGCGACACAGAGGGCAAGTACGTCCAGGTTGTTGTTGCAAATTACGACGCAGCTGATTACCACGGCGTTATCAATTCCGATTGCGGTGTAATGATGGGCGACGTCGAAGTAACTGCCGAAGAGGCTACTGCGTGGGTTGCCGGAATTACCGCCGGGGCATCCGTGACGCAATCCAATGTTGCCAAGGCATTTACCGGCGCTACTCGAATTTTGAACGAGCGCACTAATTCTGAAATCATCGAGGCCTTGCAGTCAGGCAAGTTTATTTTGTCGGTGAATACAAGTGGCAGCATTGTGGTTGAAGACGATATTAACAGTCTGCGTACATACACAGATAAATTGTCAGAATATTTTCGGCTCAACCAGATTATCAGGGTAATTGACGAAATCGGAACAAGCGCCAGCACGATCTGGGAAACGTCATTTAAGGGAATAGTGCAGAATAATGCAGACGGCAGGGGTATATTCCGAGCCATGCTGCTGACATACTTCGGCGAATTGCAAACCCTTGGAGCGATTGAGAACTTTGACGGCGCAGTTGATGTTACGGTAACAGCCGGAGAGAAAAAGGATGCAGTTCTTGTCGGCGTCAATGTGCAGCCGGTAGCGGCAATGAGCAAGCTCTACATGGAAGTTTTTGTCAAATAAACATTATTTAAGCGCCTGTTTTTAAGTGGGCGCTTTCTTATGCTCGAAAAGGAGGAATATAAATGCTATCACATGATTCAAGCCCGGTTGAGGGGCGGCGGGGAATAATCACGGCAGTTATCGACGGCAGAGTCGAGGAACTTGCTGAAATTAAAAATATCACTGCCAATATTTCAAAAAACAAAACCGCATGGAGAGCTATGGGCGATTCGGCGGATAGGCACAAATCTGCCGGATGGACGGGGACTGGAAGTTTTACGTATCATTGGGTTACGAGTCGTTGGTCAAAGATGCTTATTGATTTTGCCAGAACAGGCAGAGATGTGTATTTCACAATGGTTATTGTTAATGACGATCCAGGGAGCAGCGCGGGCAGGAATTCTGTTCAGCTGGAGCAATGTAATATTGACGGTGGCGATATAGCCATGCTTGATGTCGATACAGATATGCTCGAAGGTTCGTGCGATTATACTTTCAGCGGCGTTAATGACTTAGAGGCATTTAACGCTTTGTTCCCGGCAGCATAGAAAAGGAGAAAAAAAAATGAGTAAATTACAGGATTTATTATCCTTACCGGATGTATCAGAGTTTACCGAAGAGGTGTATGTCAGTGAAAGATTGGGAACGTTTATCGTCAGGCCAATGAGTGAAAAAGAGTGGTCTACTTATCGCACCAGGAGCCAGGGAAAGATTAATAAAAGAGGTGCAGACTTCGATAGTAGCAAATTCAATTTGCTGATTATAACCGGACATGTCATTGAGCCGAATCTCGCAGATGCAGAATTTCTTTCCAAAGCAAAATGCGCGACGGTAGCCGATTTTGTTACGAAAAAATTCTTAGCAGGTGAAGTGCAGGCATTGTCCGATGGAATTGTTCGGGCCAGCGGATTCGACGCAGAAGAAAACGATATTAACGACGAAATTAAAGAAGTAAAAAACTAATCATGGAAGACGGGGAAATGGCGGCTTGTCAATATGCCGTATTGAACATGGGATACAAGCCGTCAGAGTTCGCCAATCTTCCACGAGCAGAAAAAGTATTCGTGATTGCGTGTATTGAAAACAAAATTGATGCAGAGAAAAAGCGGCTGGCAGAAATAAAATCAAGGCCAAAGAAGAGGGGCAGGTGATGATCAATGTCTACAATTAGCAGCACGCTTGCATTGCAGGACAAAATATCAAAACCTATGCAGAGCATAGTAAAAGCCATGAATAGCACTCTTGTTGTCATACGCAGCATTAAAGGCGCGGAGCTCGGTCCAGAATTCGCACAGGCGGCTGCTGATGCCAAACTTGCGACAGCGGCGATTGATCAAATGAATCAGAGTCTCAACGAGGTCAAAAATAATAAGGGATTCGAAAGCCAGGAAGGACAGATAACAGCTTTTAACGCAGCGCTGGAAGTATCGCGCAAAGGGTTGGCGCTTGTCAAATCGGGAATTAATGAGATTGGCAAATTAACAGGCTTGTATGATGTTCAGAAACAGGCTGAAACTTCCCTCGCAGTCGTTTTAGCCAACCAGGGCGTAGCGTTTGAAGATTACAAATCTATCCTCGAAGAAGCATCTGCGATACAGGCAAAAACCACTATCGGCGACGAAACAATGATTGCTGGACTAGCAGAGCTGGCGACTTATATATCGGACACAGAAGCCCTAACTGCACTTATGCCTACATTTGCGGATTTTGCCATAGGTATGAACGAGGGAGCGCCAGAGCTTGGAACACAAGCAGCGGTTTCTTATGCCACAGCATTGGGCAAAGCGCTCCAAGGACAGTACGAAGGACTTACGAAAAAGGGATTTATAGTATCTGAATCCCAAAAAGCAGTTCTCGCACTACAGGACGACAGTGTAAAGTCCTTGAAGACTTTAGACAAACAAACCAGGGCTTACGTGGAAAGTGTAGGTCTTGAAGCTGCCAAGGTAGCTATAGTTGCCGAAGTAACAACGGAAACATGGGGCGGTTTAGCAGAAGCGATTGCTGGAACCGATGCTGGAAAGATTATCCAAATGAATAACGCCACGGGTGACTTAAAAGAAACTATAGGCGGCGAATTGTATCCATACGTGCTTCAATTCAAGGAATTATTAACATCCGCATTGAATCCAGCCCTTGAAGCTATTGCAGAGCACATGGATGTGATTGCACCGATCGCAATCGTACTTGCGGCAACGCTAGGTACACTGGCGGTAATAATCGGAGTGGTTACAGTGGCGCAGTGGTTATGGAATACTGCTATTTTAGCTAATCCCTTGACATGGATAATAGTAGGCATTGTTGCTGTAGTTGCGGCGATAGCCGTGTGGATAAACTCGATGGGGGGAGTTCGGGCTGCATGGGAAACAGTAGTCGATGCGGTTCTTTCTGCCAGTGACAAGGCTAATCTCGGGTTCAAGACCGGCGTTTATGCCGTGCTGAATCTTTGGGATAAAATGAGTTTGGGAATGTCAAAGGCAGGGGCCGCAATAGCCGGATATATGGGTGACATGAAGGTAAACGTACTTACTATTTTGCAAAACATGGTTAATGGCGCTATTGACATTATTAATAAGTTTATCGGTGCCCTGGGAAGTATTCCGGGGGTAAGCATCGAAGCAATAGAACACGTTACTTTTGCTGCCACTGCCGCAGCGGAAAATGAAGCGGCAAAACAGGGAAGAGCGGCCGATATCGCAACAGCCGAAGCAGATATGATTTGGAATCAGCTGAAACGGCAGGAAGCTATAGACACAATGGCTGCCGAAGCTCGTGCAGCGCATTCTGCGCGTCAGGCCAATATAGCAGAGCTTAGGGCGACTGGCGACAATGGCGATCTTATTGAGGGGATTTTTAAATCGGCTTCCGGTGTTGAAAGTGCGCTCGGTGATGTAACTTCCGGATCGGGTGGTGGAAAAGCACTCAAGACCACCGGCGAAGTCAAGATTTCCGGCGAAGACATTAAACTATTGATGGATTTGGCAACCATCGATTACCAGGTAACCTATCAGACATTAACGCCACAGCTGTCTTTGAATATTGGCACAGTCAGGGAAACAGCTGACGTTAATTCTATTGTCGAAGAGATAGCGGCAGTGCTTGAAGAAGCTGCGGATTCGAGGGTGGTGCTGGCATGATAGATATCATTATTGAAACAAGTGACGGCGATTACGAGTTACCGATCGCGCCGGAAGAAATCGAAATGTCAATACCCGGGAACAACGAGACAGTTAATATTATCGGTACCGGCGAGGTTGTAATTCCGCGCAAGCCGGGCCTTGCCACCTTTGTGATCGAAAGTTTTATCGAAGATGATGGCGACGAATTTATCAAATTCATCGAAGACTGGCGGGATTCCGAGCGGGCCGGGGAATTCACGGCGAGTGACATTGACATTAACATGGACGTGGTTGTCGACGACTTTAAACATGCTCGCAAGGCGGGAGAAGAACACAGAGTATACTACACC